ACTAATATATCTGTCGACTTCCAAACTGCTTTTGCATGACGATTTTTGGAAACACGTGTTACTAATTGCTCTATTGTACCATTTCCTATACCAATTCCAGCCCATGAATGAATTGTTTTCGCCTTACATTCTAATAAAACAGCTGCACAACCTGTTAATGCACAAACTTGTATATCTAAACCTCTTTTTACAGCATTTTGATAAATATGGCGAATAAGTGCTGTTTTTCCAGTGCCACCTGGACCAGTAATAAATATATTTTTACCTGCAATATATTTATTATATACGATTTGTTGTTCTTTTGAAAACTGCATACTAATTATTATGTAATTTTGTATTTAAACGATTTTATAAATCAATTTTATTCAAAATAATCAATATAATTGGTAATAATGTCTAAAATTATTCCTAATCATATATTATAATGAATGCTAATTTTGACTTGAATATTAAGAATTACACAATCAAAGAGCTGGAAGATATATTTGAATTACCACTCAATTATGATAATTCTATCATTGAAATGCAAGAAACCAAGTTAAGACAAAATATTCTAAATGATGAAAGTGTCATGTCTTCTACTAAAACTACGACCTTATCCTTTATCAGTGAAGTCAAAAATGCCCTTGTAAATAATAATAATAAAAAGGGCAAATTATCCATAGAGAGCTTAAATAATACCTATGAAAACGTATATAATTTAGACAAAGGTCTACATAAATCTGATATTGTCGACGCTGGCAGTACGAATATTATTCGCCAGCCTATTACACCCTTTGCTCAATCCATGCCCAGCGAATTTTATCAAGGAACACTAAATCCCCTAAATAAACGCATTTTGCGACAAAATATAAATATTGACACTCGTTTTAGGGATAATTATTATGGTACTGTTTCCTCCAATTTTCATGTCGACCTCCCAATTAGACTAACAGAAGTTGTTAGTTTGCAACTATCTGCCTTTGAATTTCCCAATACATTTTATATCATTTCCAAAGTTTTCGGTAACAACTTTTTTGTTTTGGAAATAAAGGACCAACCCTCTCTTATGGTTCAAATACCTGATGGTAATTACGACTATGCTAGCCTGCAAAATTATTTAAACAACTTTTTTATTAATTCGTCTGCACCTTATAATGAGATTAAAGTTATCACTGATCTTAGTATTGGTACTGGAACTGGTAATGGAAGTGGACGCATGATTTTTGGCTCTACAACAGGCACTCTAGATTTTTCTATCAATTTTCTAACAGATCAATACGGTTATGACGATCAACAAACACCACTTCCTCTCAAATTAGGATGGTTAATGGGGTTTCGAGCCGGTTATTATGAGCACTCCTATACCTATGTTTCAGAAGGCATTGTCAGTTTAAATGGTCCAAGATATATTTATTTGGTTGTCGACGACTATAATAATAGTGTAGTTGACGGATTTTATGCCGCCTTTAATTCTTCGGTATTGAATAAAAATATTTTGGCACGTATTTCCCTGCAAGGATCCGTTTTTAGTCTCTTGTCTCAGAATAATCTAAATTTGATTACTACTCCTCGCCAATACTTTGGTCCTGTGGATATTCAAAAACTCAATATTCAATTATTAGATGAATATGGTCGTGTGTTAGATCTCAATAATATGGATTACAGTTTTTGTTTATCATTCCAGACCATTTACAGTTTATAAAATTATTTATTTATTTTGAAAAATGTACATATATAACTAACAAATTTATTTATAATTAGACTTGCAATACTTATTATATTTGCGTGTTGATAACGATAATTTTGAATGATTTCTTTATTATGTTGCTTTTCGTATTCATTATCATACAAAAAATCTATAAAACCTGGGTCCATGTGTAGCATAGTTCTCTTATAATCTATAAAGTTATTTTATAAATAAAATAAGCGTATTATTTTATTTATCAGCTTATTATAGGAAATGACAAAACATATATATGAACTAACAAATGAAGAAATGGATGCATTTATTCAGAATTTATTACCCGTAAAAAAGATTGAAAAAGACAAATATGGTGAAGTCTTTACTGATCCAGATCTAATCAACCGACTATTAGACTTGTTACCTAATACCGTTTGGTCTAAGCCCCATTTAAAATGGCTAGATCCTTCTGTCGGTGCGGGGTTTTTTATGATTTTTGTCTATCAACGCTTGATGCATGGTCTAACATCCTGGGAACCTAATCCGAAAAAAAGAAGTACTCATATCATCAAAAATATGTTATATATGGTTGAACTGAATAAAACAAATTGCAACTTATGTACAGGTCTATTTGGACATCAGGCAAACCTTGTTTGCAGCGATTTTTTATCCGATTTTCATTTTCCTGGTACTCATGAAAAGAAAGATGATCCATTTTTATTCGACTGCATTGTAGGCAATCCACCCTTCCAAGATGATTATGGTCTTACTTCAACTGGCAACCGAATTACTGGAGGCAAAAACAAACTCTATGAACGCATATTTTTGAAGGCATATGGTTTATTACAGGCTGGCGGTTATCTGTCATTTATTGTTCCCGATAATTTGTTTTCCGGAAATGGGTCGCAATCCTATAAATTGCTCTTAGAGAATGCAGTTCCTTTTGTTAGTTTTAACCCTTCTAATCAATCCTTTTTTCCTGGGATCCAGCAAACTATTTGCTATTTTTTGTTGAAAAAGGTGGCAAAGAAGGATGATGCTAGTTGGACAATGGTAGAACAGGATGATACTAACAAAATCAAAATTCGGTTGCAGGATAGACCAGTTAATCCTGTACGTAAATGGACCAAACAAAACGAACAATTAATTTCCAGTTTTGTTAGTAATAAACGCAACCAAGTAGTATATAATAGAGGAAAAACATTGTCTTATTATAAGGATACAAAAAATGGTGCAAAATATCCGATTGTTTATACTCCTTCCAAAACACTTTATACTAACAACGAAGAATTAGCAGTAGGGTTAAAACAAAAAAAGGCTATTATATTCTCCATTTCTACTGATTTTGCGTTTAAAATGGACTATTCTGGAAAATATGGTTGCGGACCCAATACTTTTTATATACCGTTTCAAAGCATTGTAGAAGGAAAACGATTGGAAGCCTTTTTAAGAAGCGACGATTATAAGAGCATGGCAAATGCAACAAAAACAACTAGACAATATTTAAAAATTGCTTTGTTAGAATATCTACAAGTGGATAAGATTTTTAAACAAGGGCGTAAAACTTTTAGAAAAAAGTTTGGATCAAATAAAAAGGGGACTAGGAAAACTAGGAAAACTGTCTCGTTTAAGAAAAAAATATAAATTATTAACAATATTTATGTCAAAAATTGCATTTATTACTGGTATCACTGGACAAGATGGTTCCTATTTAGCAGAATTATTATTGGAAAAGGGTTATCATGTTTGGGGTCTAATTCGTAGATCATCCTCTATTAATACTGCTAGAATTGACCATATTTTTAGTCAAGTTGTGCTACGTTATGGTGATTTAACCGATAGCTCCAATTTATTCCATATTTTCTCAGAAATTAAAAATACTTATTCTGATTTGCAGCGACTGGAAGTATATAATTTGGCTGCTATGAGCCATGTAAAAGTCTCATTTGAGATGCCTGAATACACCGGCGATGTAGATGGTCTCGGTACTCTGCGTTTGTTAGAAACCATCCGAAACTGCGATATTCCTTTACACCTTATTCGCTTCTATCAAGCATCTACCTCTGAATTGTATGGCAAGGTTGTCGAAGTACCACAAAGTGAGAAAACTCCATTTTATCCCCGCTCACCTTATGGTGTGGCTAAGCTTTATGGTTTTTGGATTACCAAAAATTATCGAGAAGCTTATAATATGTATGCCTGTTCAGGTATTCTATTTAATCATGAAAGTCCTAGACGAGGTCATAACTTTGTTACACGAAAGATAACGATTGCTCTAGGAAACATTTTAAAGGGTAAGCAAGACAAATTGGTTTTAGGTAATCTCAATTCATTAAGAGACTGGGGTCATGCAAAGGATTATGTAGAAGGAATGTGGCTTATGTTACAACAAGATCAAGCACAGGATTATGTGCTGTCGACAAATGAATATCACAGCGTTCGAGAGTTTGTAGAAAAGGCATTTTTGCTAAAAGGGTTAAATATTGCATGGAAGGGTGAGGGAGTTGATGAGGTGGGATATGACCAAAAAACAGGTAGAGAATTGGTTACTGTTTCAGAAAAATATTTTAGACCGGCAGAAGTGGAGGAATTGTTAGGCGATTCGACAAAGGCGAGACAACAGCTAGGATGGGTACCAAAAACATCTTTTCAACAATTAGTGGAAGAAATGGTTCAATATGACTGTGATTAATATGATTAAATAGAAGAATGTTTATAACTATCATCACATCCATTTGCTCTTACATAAATATATCCATTATTTGTTAATAGTTCTTTTATTTGACTTCTTCTTGGTTCAATATAATTATGTTCGACGTCTATTACACCAAATATATATTTTTGTAAATCAACTGATTTAAGAATTTCTAGCTCACTACCTTCTGTATCTAACGACAAGTAATCAATAAATGTCGGAGCATTATATTTTTCTAATAAATCATTAAATGATAATGTTTCTACAACTATCTGTGTTTTGGATTTATCGACAGTATTTTTATGACAGTCTATATGGTTTGAAATTCCTGATAATAAATGACATTCATGTGATATATCAAATATTACATGTTGATTACTTTGGCTATAAATAGCATTTTTGCAACACAAAGAATTTGGACGATTTTTGCATAATAAATCATAATTATATGGAATTGGTTCAACGCAGATACCTTTCCAATTATAATCTTTTTCTAATAAATATGTATTTGATAGTGTTATTCCATCACTTGCTCCAATCTCAATATAAAATCTATTTTGTTTATAATTATAAAATTATAAAAGTGATATATCTTTGCCTAATTGTGAATAAGTTGTCATATATATATATATATATATATATATATATATAAT